CCTTCGGTTTCTTTTGTATTCCTGATTCTCTCAAGTGCTTCATCGGGCTTTAGACCTCCCTGTGTAGTGAGGTATTGAAAAGTCTGTTCGTCTATACCCTTGGCGGGGGGAGTTTCCTTTGTGTCTGCTACCTGCTGGCGAATGTCGTTGGCGCGGCCACGCTCTCTTATTTCCGAGCCGATGTTCGCTTGGCTTAGTTCCGCCGCTTTTTGTGCGCGATCCTGATTGATGGCGTCTTCAGTTAGACCATATTGCTTTGTGAGTCCCGCAATTTTCCTCTGCCGCTGATAGTCTCCGCTGATGATGCTGCCAAGCTGGGGATTTCTCTGTGACATCAATGCTCCCAGAACATGCCGAATCGTTCCGCCAACTCCAACTTCCGGGGGATTGTAGGCCTCGCTGAGCCTTGCACTGATGTCTCTAAGTTGCGGCTGGTAAATGTCTCGCGTCACGTCGGGCTGGCCGCTGGTATTGGGATTAAAAGCGGGTGAAAGAGATACTCCGCTCCGTGCGTTGGCTGGAGCCGAAGCGGGCCGCATGGCATCGTCAGGAGCAGCATTCTCATCGCCGGCGTAGGAAGATGTGCCACTCGTCCACGGGCTGAATGCTCCTGCGAAGGTCTGCGGATTTAGAATTTTCCTGATAATTGCCATAGATTAGATGAGGAACTTAGCAATTCCGCCTAATGCTCCCATCGGGCCTCCGCTCCCTGAAAATCCTGACAGCCCTTGCAATAGCCTGTTCCCTCCGGGCTGACCATTCTTTATGCCACCAAGAAACATCTGCCGTGCGCCTGGTCTGCCAGGTTGTTGCTGTCCAGCATCCAGCATACTGGGCATGTCTCCGTATTGCCCCATGTCGATTCCGTTTTCATCCTGATAGCCTTGTCCCGGCCTGCGCATCGACATCCCTAGAAAAGACATACTTCCTCCTAATGCCCGGTGAGCAATGAGCCGAGATTACTTCCAAAAGAACTACCAAAATTGCTCATAAACGAATCGCCAAAGCCCGGATGCGCCTTAGTCGTTCCGTAGAGCTGATTCGCTTGTCCAACAAGCTGGTTCTGCCCTTGATTCAGGCTGTTTAGGAAACTGGTGTCGATGCCATACAACCCTGCAATTCCCTGCAAACCCATCATTTTCCTGCGCAGCGTTTCGTCGGCAAATGACTTCTGGTTATCGAGATTCTGCTGAGCAAGGTCTCTGGCCTTGCTTCGCGTTGCTTCTCCAAGAAATGAACCAAACCCCGCTGAGTTGTTGGTACGCGCCATACGCCGCGTTGCTGCATCCGTTGCTCCGCCGTAAGCCCCCTGAATCGCTCCAAGCGTTCCTTGTTCTATCCCTGATTTTTCCTGCGGGGAATAGCCGGAATTGAGCAGGCTTTGGAAGCCCGGCATGAGAGAACCAAATTCCGAGCCTCTCTGTCCCGCCGTTTGACCAGCTTGCGCACCGAGATTCTGGGACTGGGACGTGATTCCCTGCTGCACGCCCTTGCGTGTTCCGAGATTTCCGAATGTGGCTCCAAGAAAGCTCATAGTGGCGATGGCCTCGCTGGTCCTGGCAATCTGGTTTTACCGTAACCATATCCAGGAATCTGTGATTCTCCACTTCCTTGCGAAGGAGATGGTGCCGGACCCGGAGAAACAGTAGATAGGTTTCCCGGAGTAACGGGAGTAGGAGGATTTCCGAATACAACTCGCTCACTGAGTCCACCAAGTTTCGTGCTCTTGTACCAGCGCCAATAGGTTGTAAGCCCGGCAAGATTGCTATTCCGGTAATTTCTGGCTGGTCCTAGCGGAACTGGATGTGCATCAGTGAAAGAAGGCACTTGCCCATATTCCAGAAAATAATCCTCGCCTGCTTTCGGATGCTTGTCGATGATTTGCACGTCGATAATTCCATTCGCTCCAGTTACGGAAATTCCTCCGGCTGCAACCGGCTCGGCCCCTCCAAGCTGTGCAGTAATAACGTTGATGTGCTGCTGCATTTTCACGAGGTCTTCATAAACTCCCGGATGAGTCTCACGCAAAGCGACGATGTTATTGAGCGCCAGAGGTTTCATGCGTTGATTCCTCGCACTGGTGCCCAAGCCGATTCCTGAATAAACATCGTGAGGCCTTGCATACTGAAAAAAGAGTTTAGTGCCGAAGCTCCGAAACGGATAGACATGCGCTCGCGTTGCTGCTGAATCTGGCGCTCCATGTTATGAAAACCTAAAGAGTTCAAAATCCATCCGCGAACCTGTTTTTGCCATCCCTGGTCGCCTGAAAATAGATTGATATTCAAAAGTCCGCTGCCGACGACATTGGACGTAATGTATCCGAAATTCAGGCGGACCGTATCCTGGAAATAGCCGCTTTGCCAGTAAGCGATGATCGGAGCGCCATCGTCGTTATAGATTGTTCCGGTTGTATCGGGTTGGTAGATTTTTCCGGTTCCCGCTCCATTGCCGAGAAAAAGCTGTTCCGTACCATCCGGCCTCAAAATCAGGTTCATGGAATTGACCTGATAGGCCCACGGAGACCATTTACGGCCCACGCCTTCCTGCAATTCCGGCTGGCCAAATCCTTGTACATAATCGAGCGTAAGAATCTTGTTTGGCGTGGTAGCCGAACCAAAGGGAGCGGCAACGTAAATTCTCTTACGCTTTTTGTCTACCTTCACATCCACCAGATGCCCGTAAGTCCAATTGATCGAATCCCATGTGGCCTGAATTTCTTTTGATAGCTTGTAATCCTCGGAAATCAAGCCGCCAGTGAAGTACCAAAGTCCTTTCTGGTTTGCAATTACGGCCCATTCGTCGCCAAGCCCCACGCCGCGAACCGAAGGCGTTCCCACGCTTGAAGATATTTCCTGAATTGACCATCTTGCAGGTTCATTCGTGCCATCGTCCTGCGTCACGTACAGGCTGCGCTCTTTTACAAAATAAAGATTGTTTCTGATGACGAACGCCGCGCGAACCGCTTGCCCATTTTCAGGCGCTACGTTCAAGAATCCGTTCACGCCGTCATAGCTGTCAGGGTCTTCTATGCGCGAAGATCGCACAATTGTCTGGTTGTATGGCGAATTTGTAGGAAAAATCTCGATGCAGTCCACGGTAAAGGAAAATCCTGCCGGAATTGGAGTTCCGAATATCTGCAAATTCAGGTCCGAGGGAATCGAAGAAAGCGGTGCAGTCAGATTTCCAATGAATTCTATGTAATCCGACGAGGACATGGAAGAAGCCGGAACTACAAGCCCGGCAGTCGTGAACCCGCCTAAAGCGCTTTGCAGATTGATGTTGAAGTTTCCACTAATCGTTCCGGGAAATTTTTTGACCCTTACCCTGACGCTGTAATCTATATTCGGGGAAAGGATAATATCGCCCAAAGAATCGTTTGCGGCGGATTGCGTCATCTTCCCCTGATTGGTTCCAGGCGCATTGGAAGTAATCGTGTAAGCATCTCCGAAATACGCGGCAATTCCTTCGTCTAACGCCGAATTCCCTCCTGCGCCATTGGCGGAATCCCGCGTCCAGCCTGCCGGAACGGTTCTATTGCCGGTCCATCCCCCGTCAAACGTCAAATTGATGAAATTCTGAATCTTGTTTCGCTCTCCCCACCAGAAAAGACGGGAAGAGTATTCCGTAACGCCGGAACATTCTCCAAGCTCAATCAAGGGAAAAAGATTGTCGGCATTGACGCCATCGAGAAGCGTTGTATCGCTGAAATCGACCGTAACCGTTGTGGTTATATTGTCCTGAATGATGAAATTTCCCGTATAAAGCTGGGCAATATCCTGATAAAAGAAACTTGCCCCTCCAGAGGCTGTAAAAAGAAGAATCCTTGCAACAACATTTGGCGGTCCAGTGGGAATATTGGTTACAAAGGCTCTCTTTCCTCCGGCAGCGGTCCATGAAGCGGCGGGTGCTGGAGCTGTGATATACCCGTTGCGCGTGACAAAAACAACGGAAATCTGATGAGTGCCAGCAACCACATTCCCGTTTATCGTTACCGTCCCACCGCCTGAATTTGCAAGGGCATACTGTCCGGGAATGATTATCTGAAAAGACAGGCTAGCTCCTCCGGGAGCAAGCCGCATCGACCATGTACCGTTGTAGCCCGCAATGCCTGCACTAGCAATAGTCACAGTAGGCAAAGTTCCGACCGGCGCGGGAAAATTTAACGCTGGGATGGGCACAACATTGTAAATCGCCGTGCTGACCGTTCCACCACTAGAAGAAGCAAGGCCGGAAGTCGGGTTGTAGTATGTAAACGAATTGAAATCAACGCCGATGGAAAGAATCTTCCACGTTCCGTTGTAAGCTCCAACACCCACTCCCGCCACAACCACGGAATCACCGAGTTTGCTGAGCAGCAAATCTATGCTTGGATTCGGAGTTACTCTTGTGATTGTGACGATATTCCCGGTCTCTGAGGCTGTGGCAATCGTGTTCACGTTGATAGGAACTAGCCCATTGGGTGAGGCCTTTAGTGCCAAAGCACCAGCCTCATCCTGCACAGAAGGCGCAATCCCCGGTCCTACCTGGCTTACCCTATCAAGATTCGTATCGTCGTAAGCGCGTGGAATATCTAGCCCGAATTTGCCGTCACTCCCTGCAAGATATTCTCTGCCAAACAATGACACCGAATTCCCGTATGTTCCCGCCAGCACTTGCTGGATGAATTGCAAAGTGCCTATGGGGTTTTCCTTGTATAGATTTCCGAGAGAATCGAGAGCAAGCATTCTCTGTGCTAGTGTAGGGGTAACGAAAGTTTTCAGATAGTTGACGGTTGGGTTTCCTGGCAATGCCGAAAATACGGAAAATGTTCCAGAACGGGTTTTAACAAGGCCCGGCAGGAATTCGACATCCTGACAATCAGGCGACATGAAGTGAGGGATATTCGTCGCATCTGTGTATGTGCACAGACCGCCGAACTCCCTCACTTTCATCGCTTGATAGCCGTTAAGCGCCACTATTACCTCAGTTCGAATTGTGCCGTGAAGCTAATCAGGTCGCCCGTAGCCGCTGCAGGATAAGCGCCAGCAGCAAGTTCAGCAACGGCTCCAATAAAAGCGCGAATCTTACCGTTGGCTTGTGTCGTTCCAGGCACCCACGTGTAGTTGTTGAGGGCCTGTGCTGCTGTACCAATCTGACTTTCAAACTGAACAGCAAAAGGTACAAGTGAAGACTGAATGCCCAGGCCAGCGAATGTTAAAGTGTCTCCACCCTGAACATAGTTGCCGGATAGGGCAACTGTTCCGTAGACCCACAACTGTTTCCCGTCGTATTTCTTTTTCGTGATTGTTGCTGCTGCCGCCATTTGCTGCTCCTTTTCAGGGTTGAGTTCACCCGTTTGTTTTTGGCTCTACAAGATTCTATTTGTTCCCCAGTAGCGGTTTGAGCCGCGCCCGGAGTTGTTCGCCCTGCGCCTGCCCACAAGATAGTTCCTTGCGTGCGCTTGCAGATTGAGCAATTCCTTCATGTCCTCGTTGAACATTCCGAGGAAGATGCTGGCGTTCTGCGAGCCTCGTGCATTCGAAGCGAGAAACGCCGTGTACGTCGCAATGGCATCTTGCGAGCCGCGAATCGTGAATTGTCCGTTTCCATCTGAAATATCGGGAAAAGCCACGAAGTAGCGAAGTCTTATATCCATCGCATTGACGGAACCTGGAAAGAAAAGACCATCTTCATACCAAGCAAAGACTCCATTTCTCTGCCTTACAGAAGAATCGGAAAAACTCGGAAGGACATTCACCTGTCCCATTGGGGCATAAGCCAACCCTGAGCCACTAATTCTTTCTGAAACATCGCGCGGGCCAAGAAAATCCGCTGGTAACGGAGGATTGGTCGTATCGAGAAGCTGTGTCGCATTGGCCGCAAGGGTCAAATAGACCTCGGAAGTCATCGTCTTGCTGCCGTTTTCCTGCAACCGGCTCTGTACTTTGCGGTAAGCCTTGTTCGCCAAAGGAAGTAGTATGGCGTCTGTCGCCCAATCGCCTTGTACTATAGGAGAAATGATTCCGTTACCGCTGGTGACGTTAGCTCCTGTGCTTGTGTAAGTGAATTGCGTAGGACTGAGAATCGCCAGAACGGTTTGCGTTCCGTTGAAGCTAGAATCCGACACGCTTTGCACCTGAATGATGCTTCCCTGCTGTAGATTGTGCGGGGAATTGGTGGTCATCGTGACAAGACTGCCTAGAGTGCGTACTGCTCCAGTAGGCGGAATGGTCACGGTGAACGGAATATCTGCATCATTCAGCATGGAGCGAGTGAGTTGAAAGACCTCGCTACCAGATGGCCAAGCGGTTGTGGCTAGTGCGGGAATTAGATGCCTCCGATCGGTCCATCCAAATCCTGCTCAGGAATAGGTTCTTTTTTGGGGCGTCCGGGTCCACGCTTAGGAGGTACGCTTTCTTCTTCCTGAACAAGACCGAAAGCCTTTGCTTTCTCGAAGTCAAGAATGGCGTGGCAACCCTTGCAGATAGCCACTCCAACGTTGATGGATTCTCCGCAAGCGGGACAAACCGTCATCGGCGGAGGAGCGACAATCGCCCATTCTCTTTTGAGTCCAAGTTCATCAACGGCCATTTTGCAAATGTCTGGAATCTCTTCAATCTTCTTTGTCCGCATAAATTCCTTGTCACCTGCTTCAATGAGTTTTTGCAGCCACTTGATGCGCGTCTGGCGCGCGGCGGTAACTTCCGCTTCCGTGGGGATATGGTCGGGCGCACAGGTAAAGCAGCCACGCTCGGTAAGCCGTTCATTGGCGAAATAGTCCGCAACTACCTGCTCGTAAGGAATCGGGACAGGAATTTTCTCTGCTTCGCTTTCCGCATACGTGACGTATATTTTCTTCACGTCCATCTGGTCATCAATCACGATGCTGGTGAAAGGTTTTTCCGGGGGACAAGCGGGAATTCTCCAGCCGAGCGTGTTGTATGTCCTTCGCGGAAGCTGAATCTGTTCCTTTGAAGTATTGCAAATCTGGATTGAACCCATTTCTTCTCCTTTTAGCTGAACTTCGAAATTTCAAAATCACTGGGCATGATGACGTGCTCATTCTTCGCCCATTCGGGGCGTGCTTCTTCAATCTTCCTGATTTTGTCGCACAACTTTTGGTCTTCTGCCTTCTCTTGCTCAGCAAACATGGCCCGTTTCGCTTCTTTCTTGATTCTTTCCGGCAAATCCTTGTTGCGAATCGCCGTATCCACGATGGCATCGCAGATTGTCGGCGTCAGCGGAACAAACTCTTTCTTCCACGTCACGCCTTTTGAATCCCGGTACTCGCGCTCAATCACTTTTACGATTTCGTATTCCCCTTGACGAGGGAATGGTCCCATCGTTTCAACTCTCTGGCCATCAATCCATTCCGTGAACATCGTCTCCCAAACCAGTTCAGAGCCGTAGTTTTCTGGCGGGCAAAGCACTTCCAGGATGTAACGGTCCTTGGCTTCAGGATATTTGAGACATTCTTTCGTTCCAATCCATTCGCCGGTTACATTTCCGTTATCATCAAATGTCTTCCAGCGTCCGCCAATATGCGTGAAACGGTCACATCCGCGAATGATGCGGAAAAGCGGAAGGCCGTTGTCAGCACGGCCCCCCCGTTCAGTGATTCGCCGCTGCAAGCGAGTTGAGACTGGCGGAATCATGTTTACCTGATAACCCTACGATGAGAAAATGGTTCATGCCATTCAAAGACCCGGAAGTCCGCAGGCAATACGTAAGAGACCGTAGAGCCAGACAAACTCCCGAACAAAGAGCAGCTTATAACAAACAATGCAGCGAATACGGCAAGAAAAACCGAGCTAAGCGCAATGCCTATCAGCGCGAATGGATTGCTAGGAATAGGGCCAAGAAAAGCGCCTATTCCATGAAGGGATATAAGAAGTGGAAAGCGCGTGACCCCAAGGCCGTTCTTGAGATGGAAAGAAGGTACAGAAAAAAGAACGCTATCAAAATAAATTATCATAATCGCAAGAGAAAGGACCGCAAGAAGAATAATGGCGGTTCGCATACTCTTGCTCAATGGCTTCAGAAAGTAAATTCCCTCGGTTGTAAGTGTTTCTACTGTCCAACCATTCTTACTATCGAAACTCTTACCAAGGACCATGTAATTCCTTTTAAGAGAGGCGGCAGGGACGATATTGAAAACGTCGTCCCCGCCTGCCTTTCCTGCAATTGCTCTAAGAGCGCGATGGCTGGCGATGAATTTATCCAGTATCGGAAAAGTAAAACTACTTATCAATAAATGCTCGATGAGCCGATTACTGGCAATCCGAGCGATTTAATGTATGAACTTCCGGCCGGATTTCTGTTATAGACCTGGATTCCAGCTTTCACCCAGAATTGCTCCTGTGCAAGCAAGCCGCCTGGAACGGTGGAAGTGTCGATTTTCGGCCAGACGATTTTGTCGCCAATGGTCAAAAACCCGGTATCGGTGGCCACGATGCGCCCCCAATAGCCGAGGCAGAGGAAGTCAATGCGCGTACGGTCCTGATGGATGGACTGCACCACAGGAACGTTCGACATCTTGAGTCCCGACTGGTTGTTGAACATCAGGTCTACTGCTTGGTTGCCGGTTGGGTCTTTCCAGATGTTGCTGATGAGCAGCGCAATCGACTCATAGGAGTCGGCTTGTGCCGGGTGCAGGTAGGAAATGAGTTTCGTCATTTCTGTGTTGAAGAAATTGTCTCCAAGGTTCAAACGGATGCGGTTCAGAGCTGCACGAACCATGCCCGTTGTAAGCGTGGAAGAGCCTGCGTTGACCGAAGGCGTCACAACTTGCGGAACAGTTGCCCGGTTTAGGCCCAGCCATGTGCCGGAAGTCGC